AAACAAATCAGTATCAAAAGAAGAAGTAACTATAAAGGCTGGAAATAATCTATTAAAGATTTATGCAAACGCATTACCATCTTCAGCATATAGAATTGGTCTATTTGATTTGAAAGGAAACTTATTAGGAATAGCAGATTTTAACAAATTATAAAAACAAAGATTATGTCAGACGAAAAAGAAAATGGTGGAGGTTCATTAAAGAGCATCCTTATTGGTTTAGCAAGTACAGTTGCATTGGGCGTTGGTGGATATGTAACCAAACAATTAACTGGTGAGAAAGATGAGCCAGCAGCGGCAGTATCAGCACCTGCTCCAGTAATCAATATCACTAATTCACAAACTCAACAACAATCTGCGGGTGGTAAAACTATTATCATCAACAAAGGTGGAAATGGCGGAACAGCTAAACCAGCTCAACCAGCTAAACCTAAAAAAGAAGCAGACGAGTTTAAGGATAAGCCAGCAGCTTGGTAATATAGTATGGCGAATCAAACACCAGATGGATTTAAGCAACTATTAAATCAAATGATGCGCCGTAGGTGGTTCATCACTGCTATGGTATTGGGTGGGTTTATGATGATTATAGTTGGTATATTTACCGCTATCTCATTAGGAACTGAAATAGCAGGTGAATGGAAAGAACTTCTACTTCTTTTATTGGGAGCATTTATTGGTTCTTATGGTAAGATTATAGATTATTGGTTCTCTGATACAGACAAAGATAAAATGTTAGTTCAAAAAATGGACGAGGAAGACGGTGTATCCTTATCAAACACAGGCGTAGGTTCTGCAACTGAAAGTGATGAAGCACACCATAATATAGATTAATTAAAATTAAGGGGAGTAACTATGGGTTTTTTTAAAGATTTGTTTGATGACGATAATACCATCAACGAAAAGTCAGTAATTGGTTTTGCATCATTTCTAGTAATGGTAGCATGTATCACAGTTGATTTAGTAACTGGATACATGGGAAAGGAGTTAGTAATTAACGAATATGTATTTAACGCATTCTTAACACTAACATTGGGTTCATTTGGTATAGCATCAGTTGACAAGTTTGTTAATAAAAAAGCAGAAAATGATAAGCTAGCACATTTGGATAGTATCCAACCAGAACCTACGAAAGAGGAAGAAGAATTAGGATAATGGATTGAAAAGGGAAGGCGAAAGTTTTCCCTTTTTTTATATACTTATATGAAAGAAAAACTATAAGGTATGAAGAACATATTTCTAATTTTAACAATGGTATTATTCACTATTGTTGTAAAAGGACAAGTAGTTGGAAAGACTACGACTGAAAACTACAAAGCGAGTTTTGAAACAAAAGTAGATATAAGTGAGTTGATGGACTACGATGGTCCAACAATTCCAATTCAAATCTTAAAATGTGGGATAAGTGATGAAATTTTGGAACAATATCCGGAACTTAAAGAAAAGAAGGTGGGTCTTGGTGTGGCGAATATATCTATGGAATACCTTGAAAATCTTAATCGTTTTACTTTTACAGAGGACAAAACCGAAATCAAAAATAGGATGGTTAAACAATTTCAAGCTTCTCAAACGGGCATTTCCCAAGATAAGTTAGATGGTAGGGGTAAGATTAGATTAGCACATTATTTTGTATCTATTGAGGTATATGATTTCTCTATTAGTGAGGATGAAACAATCAATTTAAAAGATGGTGTTAAAAACAAAATGGTTACTAGATTAGGTTTACAAGTTCGTTTCACAGATGCTGAAACTGGTGAAGTATTTGGTGCATCTGGTTTAGGTGATGCAACTACTACGAGAGAATTATCACTATTAAATGATGATAATTTATCAGATGTTAAATTCAATCAATCTACTATTGGTACATCTACAAAGAAAGCATTGGATATTGCGTGTGCAAGAATCCTTTTGAGAATGATTAAAAAAGGTAAATTTACAAAATAATGAAAGAAGAATCAAATGGTGTTACAGACACATTTTTCAGTAAGTTAAAAGAACAATCATTTACAATTATTCTTTTGGTTGGAATATTATATTATCAAAATATGAATTTCAAATCACAATTAGAAGAGTATAAAAAAATGATTGATGATAAAGAAGCATTGGTTCTTAAATTGACAGAAGATGAAAGAACTAGGTTACTAGAAAGAACAAAATATCTTCAAGAACAAAGAGATAAATATGTGGAAGAACTAATAAATAGAAAATAAAATAATATGAACAAAGAACAAATTCCTACGGGTTGGCAAGGTAACTTCCCCTCTGAAAATCAAAAACAAATGTTATATCCCACAACGGATTTAACTTCATTACCTATGTTGGGTAATATGGATAACATTAATTTACTACAAAGACAATGGGGTGTTAAATGGCCAATGTTTAGTTGGAATACTCTAAATGGAAAAAAAGACCCAAAGCGTTGTTATGTACAATTTGCTCCTTATATTTCTAGAATAGGATATACCAATGAAGGTAGAATTTATTCCATAATCTGTCCTCAACAAGGGATGTGGGTTGGAGATGAAATTTGTATCAATGTTGAAGTAACAGTTACTGGACAAAGAGGATGGGTTAATGAAACTACAAAAGAAATAGCTGCGGATATGATGGTTGAGGGAAAAATTTGGTTGACACCAAGTGAACATCAAGGTAGTCATTTAAAAGCAATTTGGCCATTATTGAAATATAGTTCTCATAAATACCCTATCGATAAAGAAAATGCTATTCGTGTTGGAACACATCTACCAGGAAATCCTAAAGAACCTATATTTCAACTAGGAAAAGGTTTATCCTCAAGATTTAAAAATCCAAAATATGCTTTACACGAAGAAGAATCATTTACAACAGGACATATTGATGTAGAAATAGGAGGAATGATACCTACAAACGATGAAAAACTAGATAAGTTTAATCAATATTTTTTAAACATTTTTAACATAGCTACGGGTAATATGCTACAAAAGGGTAATGTATTATCGTGGAATTTATGGTTTAATTCACCTGAATTAGTTTCAGTTCCTGAATGGCAAAATCACGCTGACTATTGGCGTACTTCTATAAACGCTCATCATGGTTCGCCAGAAGGTGAGGGAACAAGTCCAATATATTTTGATGGAACATATTTTGACACTAAATCATTTGCGGTTAAAGAGATTGTTAAAGAATTTTTAAATCACATTATAAAAAACCCTGTATTGAAGAAGGTATTAATATTCGCCATAGAACATTTCCCTAAAACAATTTTGGATAAATTTTTAAAGAAAAAGCAATCAACATAAAACAAATACACTATGACACGAAAGGAAGCATTATATAATTCAAAATTAGCAGTATTAGCGTATTCAAATCAAGACCAAATTAAATGGGATGAATTGGGATTATCGTTAGTAAAGTGGATTGAGAATAAAAAATCAGATACACAAGGATTTGTAGCAACAAAAGGTAAAACTATATATGTTGTATGGAGAGGTAGTGAATCAAAGAAGGATTTCCAAAACGATGCTTCAATTGATAAAGTACCATTCTTAAACGAAGGTGAGAAAGTACATATTGGATTTAAATATTGTTGGGAATCGGTAGTAGGTGATACATACGATGCAATTGATACTGCAATAGAAAATCTAGAAGGTGAAACTACTGATATTGTAGTTAGTGGACATAGTTTGGGTGGAGCAGTAGCAACATTATATGCATACTCAATAAAGAAACACTATCCTCATTATAATGTTAGTTCAACAACTATTGGTAGTCCAAGAGTTGGTAATAAAACATTTAAAGAAAACTATGATAAAAGTGATATAGATACTCTACGAATAGTACATAACAACGATTTAGTAACACATACACCATATATTAGATTTTATCACGTCAATCATCAAGTAAGATTAGATAATAACGGTAATAGATTGAAAAATGATAAATCACTAAAATCATTTTGGTTGTACCTTAAAGCAATATTTTCAGGTAAAAATATAAAAGACCATATGGGTGATGGGTATATGGAAGCCATACAAAATTGGGTAAAAAAATAATAACAATTTAATAATATAAAACCTTATCGTTTCGGTAAGGTTTTTTTTATTTATGGGTATGAAAGAAAAATTAACAATAGTTATACCATCAAAAAACGAAACCGATACTTTATATGATTGTTTACAATTTTTGTATAATCAAACTAGTATAGATGGTGTTAGGGTTATAGTAGCAGATATATCAGATGACCCATATTCGGTTGGCATATTATATAAAGCTAGACGAGAGTTTAACGATAGATTAAATATAGAAATAATAAAAGGTGGGTATCCTGCTCAAGCAAGATTGGCTGGTTCTAAACTTGTTACTACTCCTTACATTCTGTTTTTAGATGCAGATGTAATGATTATGAATACCAATCTATTAAGTGATATATTCAAAAAGTTAGAAACAAATAAAATACAATTATTAACTACTCCATTTAAAACTGCAAAAAGATGGGATTGGGTATTTCGTATTTTTGATATATTCCAATGGTTAAGTGTAAAAATAAACACACCATTTGCAGTAGGTGGATTTCAGTTATGGGATAGGCAAGCATACTGGTATGTGGGTGGGTATGTAAAGGATGAATTATTTGCAGAAGATTATTCACTTTCATCAAAATCAAATCCAAAGTATTTTCATATACATAAAACAAAAGGAGTTTGGACATCACCTCGCAGATTTGAAAGCAAAGGTGTGATGTATATGGTTTCTCTAATGATAAAAAGTTACATCAACAGAAACAATCCTCAATTTTTTAAAAAACATCACAATTATTGGGTTTAATTTTTGTAAATTTGAAATATTTTTCGTATATTAGTTGTATAAATAAAAAAATAAATTATGGGCACTATATTTCCTTGGATTTTTGGATTCGCAGTTGTTACACTTGGTTGTATTATTATGATGATTGTAGATGAGATTAGTAAAAAACGATAATGTATAAAGAAGTAATCGTATTACTTTCTCAAACTCTATATAATATTTTCAAAGTATTAGAGATAAAATACACATATCAAAACAAAATAGGAGCACTCCTATTAAATTCAATTTGGATAAATTTAGTTGCATTGGCATCTACTTATTATGCAATTGATGATTTATTAAATGGTAGATTTACTATTGTAATATTTTACATAATTGGTTCTGTTTTGGGAAAATATTTGGGTATGCAATTTGGAAACCCTCGTAATAAAATTTGGAAAAAATTATTTAAGAAATGAAATACATAATAGTATCTGATTTACATTTGGGAACAAAGCATAGTAAAGCAAAGGAGTTCTTAAAATTCATTGAAGAAAATCCATGTGATGAACTCATTCTTAATGGTGATATAGTTGATGGGTGGGCATTACAAAGAGGAACAAAATGGAGACCATCCCATACGAAAGTAATTGCTAAACTAATAAAACTATCTACAAAACAAAAGGTAGTTTGGATAAGAGGTAATCATGATGATTTTCTAAAAGATTTTACTGGTATTAATTTGGGTAATATAAAAATTAAAGAAGATTATATTATTACCGCAGATAAACGATACTTTGTATTTCATGGAGATATTATAGATGTATTTATTACAAAATACAAATGGTTATCACAAATAGGAGCGGTTGGATACGATTTTGCTTTATTGTTAAATGATGTATATAATCGGTATCGTAAGTGGAGAAATCTACCATATTATTCAATCTCACAAAGAATAAAAGAGGGTGTTAAAATAGCAACCAATTATGTAAATGATTTTGAAACAACCGCAATCCGAATGGCAAGTGAAAAAATGTGTGATGGTGTTATTTGTGGACACATACATCAACCTGCGGACAGAATGATTGGAGATAAACGATATTTAAATTCAGGTGATTGGGTTGAAAATATGACAGCAATCTGTATAAATGATAATAATAAGATAACAATAAAAAAAGTATAATACATATATTTATATATAAAAATAAGATGTTATCTTCAAAAATATTATTCGTTTTAAAAAGAAAACAAGATTATAATCTTTCAACCGATTATAGTGTTGGATTAAGTACAGGTCTGTACAATTCGGCTCAATTTATGAATCAAATGCTATTAGATGGCGGAATAGATTCGGAAATGGTAGTTGTAAATGACAATAACGATATAGATAGAGAAGTAACTCTATACAAACCAACCCACGTTATTATTGAAGCTCTTTGGGTTGTTCCATCTAAATTTGAAGTTCTTTGTAAATTACATCCAAATGTTAAGTGGGTAATTCGTTTACATAGTGAAATACCATTTTTAGCAAATGAAGGAATGGCAATGGATTGGGTTGGAGAATATAGTAAATTTAATAATATTATTATTTCTTGTAATTCACCACAAACAACCAAAGATATTGAGTTTTATCTTACTCATAAATTGGGTGTTACCAAAAAAGTACAATTCTTACCAAATTTTTATCCACAACAATACAAAACAAAATCATTCAATAAAAAAAGTGATGTTATAAATGTTGGATGTTTTGGTGCAATTAGACCTCTCAAAAATCATCTCATCCAAGCAATTGCAGCAATTAAGTTTGCTGATAAAATTGGTAAAAAATTACACTTTCATATAAATTCAGATAGAGTTGAACAAAAAGGCGAACCAATACTTAATAACCTAATAGCTACATTTGAACAATTAAATCACAAAGGACATAAATTAGTTCATCACGAGTGGAGTGTTAGAGAGCAATTTATAGAATTATGTTCTACTATGGATATTGGTATTCAAGTATCTTTTAATGAAACTTTTAATATTGTAGGAGCTGATATAGTTTCACAAGGAGTTCCATTGGTAGCATCACCCGAAATCCCTTGGGCTAGTAAATTGTTTACATCAAGACAAACAAATACGGATGATATTGTAGATTTACTAAATTGCACTTATTCGCATCCAAAAATAAATGTATTGTTAAATCAAAGAGGTCTTAAACAATATACAAATAATACTAAACATATTTGGTTTAATTTTTTCAAATGATATTTATAGATGTAGAAAATATAAGATGATTGAAAAATTTAAAAATACTATTAAGTGTATTATTTATATTTTGTCTAACTTCCAAAGCTAACGGACAGGCAACATTTACACAAACATTTATAGATAAGTGCACTGGTGAAGTAAAACTTGCCACTACTACCTATGTCAATGGAAATGCTTTTGTATCATTCTATGACCAAATGAAAGTATTTACACCCGAAGAAGTTCAAAGTGGTGCAATGAAAATTTGGTTACAAGCGGTATATATCACATATGCTAACAAAGGTTGTGCTGCAACGGTAGTTCAACAAACAGTTCAACAAACAGTAAATCAGGCAGTTCAGCAGGCAGCGGCAGCAGCAGCAACGCAAGCAGCGGCGGCGGCAGCTGCATCGGCAGCAGCAGCGGCTGCATCAAAAGCAGCAGAAGTAGCGGCATCGGCAGCGGCGGCGGCAGCTGCATCGGCAGCAGCCTCAAAAGCAGCAGAAGAGGCGGCATCAAAAGCGGCGGCAGAAGCGGCTTCAAAAGCGGCAGCGGCGGCGGCATCGGCAGCAGCTGGTTCAGCGGCTGGTTCGGCGGCTGGTGGGGCTGCATCTGGTGCGGCTAGTTCGGCAGCTAGTTCAGCTGCTTCATCGGCAGCCGGAGCGGCAGTTCCACCTCCACCGCCAACTCCATCTGCACCAACTCCATCTGCTCCTACACCAGCAGCCAATAACACACCTGCGCCTGCAAGTGGTGGTTCATCACAGAGTAGTAGTGGTGGAGCAGCCCCAAAAGCAGAGGCAAAGGCTGAAGCAAAAGCAGAGGCAAAAGCAGAGGCAAAAGCTGAAGCTAAATCGGAAAGTAAAAGTGAATCTAAATCTGAATCTAAATCCGAATCAAAGGAAGAATCCAAATCCGAAAGTAAGAGTGAGGAAAAGAAAGAAGAATCCAAAACCGAATCTAAAAAAGAAGAAAAGAAAGAAGAAAAGAAAAAGGTTGCAATAATAAACCCATTACTATTTGCATCTGATTTAAGTATAGTACAATCCGATACTGCCAAATGGGATGCAATTGTAACATTGGGTGTATCTCGTTCATCGGCAGCAGGTAATGTTAGTTATTCAGGAACAACTATGATATGGTCTAGCTTAAAGCAATTTGCTTTGAGTGGTGGTATTACTAAAATGAACTTAAAGGGTGGAGCATTAGTATCTATGAACTCCTATTCAGTTACTACTGCATATTTAAGTGGAACTTTAATGGGGTTAGCTGGATTTACTTGGATTAAACCACATCCTAAATTTGGTGTATATGGTTACAATGTGGGTTTGGTTAATTTACTATCACCACAAGAAACTGGCGGGTATTCGTATGGTATGAGTAGTTCAACCGTTGTGTTTTGGACTAAACCATATCAAATGAATAAAAAACTAACACTTTCACCACAGATATTTACGATGTTACCGGGTGGGAGTTGGGATAGTTCTAATGGGGATATAAAAATGGGTAAAGATTTTGGATTTCTATTAGGAACATCCGTAGATTATAAATTATCCAAAAAGTTTGGTTTGAGTTTTAACTATAAGATAAACACATCAACTGCTTCAGGAGCACCGATATTAAGTAATTTCTTAATAGGTTCTAGATTGATGCTCTAAATTCCTAAAACGTCATCCATTTCTTCAATAACTTGCTTTGTAACATCTGTCTTACCAGCAAGGTTTAACCCTGCCATAGTAATACTAAATACCGCAGCTGAAACTACAATTGTTCCAATTGAATAAACTAATGCTTTTGTAAAAAATGTTTTCATATAACTCCCGAATGTATATATAAATATATTAAAAAAATATTTTGAAAATAATTAAGAAAAAATTAGGAAATGTAAAATAAATTGCCTACCTTTATAGAGTAGTAAGAGATAAACATAAAAAATAAAGATATGAGTAACGAAGAGATTGTTTCAATGAGTGTGAGTGAGTATTGTGATTTGTTAATCACAATGGCGGAGTTCGCTGGGAGTAATGACCCCCATAAGGTCAATTGGGATTACACCTTTTGGCATGGGGTGGTGAGTGAGGAGCGTTATACGGAGGTCATACCTGCGTTGGTGGAGAGAGGTTTTGAGTCTTGGATGGCTTAATTTTAATTTTTAAACATAAAACAATAAATATATGAGGAACGGATTGAGTATTTCAACATTAAAAGCGATTGAAGCAGAGTTTGGTGATTTTGAAATCAAACAAGTTTGGGGTGGTGATTATAATGTGTTTTTCCGATTTGGATATTGGAGAAGCGTTGATTTGGCTAAATTACAGGCCATCATCGGTGGTTCGAATGAGGTAGTTGAAGATGCAGATTACGATGAAGATTGTGGATATTTATTTATGTATCGCCTAAAATAATTAAAAAATATTTCACAAAGACGTTGCATAATTGAATTATTTTGCTTACCTTTATAGAGTAATAAGAGTTAAACATAAAAAAACAAAAATATGATGAATGAAGCCCCAATTCCAATGCAAGTTCAAAGAAACTTTTTAAATGAGCTTAATCTTTTCATTGAGTATTGTAATGATTTCTACAACATTAAGAGTGGTATGTATCCCATTGCTAAACGCAGTGAGATTATCAACGCAATTGGTGAGTACTTAACCGAACCACATGAATTTGATATTCAGTTTGATTCAATTGATAGAGAGAAAGTTAGAGAGATATTAGAACCCAATTACAATTATGCAGGTGTTAGTGGTGGGTTCACATTAGGACCAGCAATTGAGTTTTCGGTTTGTGAAGAATAAAATATAAAAGTTATGAAAAATTTCCAATTTAATTACTACGGCTGGGTGCCAGGTTACAATGATTTTGATGATGAGCAAATCTTCATCTCTGCTCCTTCAAAAGAGGAAGCAATTAAAATCTTCAATTCTATAAAAAGGTTCATTAAATACGGACCAGAAATTATTGAGTTAGACACTTTAAACAAATAAGATATGAGTTTTATTAGATTTAACAGACATGCCAATATGACTTCGGAAACGCGAGGTGAAATTATGGATATTCTTAAAGAGGTTGATTTCAATACTGGTTTTGACCTTATGAATATGTTATACGGATTATTTGATGGCTACCTTTACGATGATTTACTTGAAGTAGCTAGAGGTGCAAAAGTAGATAAGGCACTTTACAATAGAATAGAAAATGTAGTTTCAGTTATTAAAAATTATTTATAAACTTTAAAAAATAAAACAATGGGATTAGACATGTATTTAGAGAAAAGAACCTATGTTAGACAATGGGATTTTCA